TCACTTAACCGTTCCCGTTACTGTGTTGTAGACTCGCTCACAGGTGCTTCCAGCCCCAGCCGCTGCATCAGCATATTGCGCGAGTGTTCCCGCGCGCTGGTCAGATTCTTCGAGCAACTCGGCAAGCACACTGACGGCCTCGGTGGCTGAGTGCCTGACGGCGGCATCTGCGGAAACTCGGCCTGTTTCACTGGCTGCGTATTTACGCCGGATATCTGCGAGCGTTCCGCGCAACCGGTTAGCAGCAGCATCAGCGGCAGCAGCATCAGCCAGGGCGTTTTGTTTTTCCTGTTCGGCATTTTTTACTATCTCCTCGGTCTCTTTCTGGCGGCGGCGCTCTTCGTCACGCTGCGCTTTTTCCTGTGCATTCTGAGCGGCTTTATCAGCCAGATTGCGCTTATCCCATTTGCCTTGCCATTCTTTGTCGCTGTCGCTTTTACCAGCTTCATAGCTGTTATGGTGAATGGCCCAGCCAATACCACCTAAAGAGGATCCAATGAGCAGGCAAATCATCACGGCGTATTTCGCTTTCACTTATCCAGCCCCCAGCACGTTAATTCTGATTCCTGCTCACGGCGAATTACCTGCCCAAAGCAGTTATTTTCGCGAATACGGCAATCGCGCCCGCCATCCCATATCCAACGCTTTATTTGCTCGCAAGCACCTCGACGGTCTCCGGCATTTAGCTTTGCGTAAAAAGTCGAACCAAAGCATTTACCCGGCCCGATATTCCACGGACAAAATGAAGCGATTCCAACTTTTTGCGGTTCGGTTAAAGTAATTTTTACATTACGCTCTACCCATGCGAGCGCCTTTTCCTGTTCGGCTTTATCCAGGCGGTCGCATTGCGCCTGTGTTAATTTCTGGCCCTTAATTACCGGCTTACCGTCGATATATGTCACACCGCCGCAAATTGTCCATACTCCGCCAGCATCACGATAAGCAGTTAACCGCGAGCCTTCTTTTTCGTGCTGGAATTGAGACATTAAAACCGGAGCGCTAGCCCCGGATGCAATTAAGGCGAGCATGACGGCGCTTAACTTGCTTTTATTCCCCACTCAACACCCCCGCTTGAATTAATGTACGTTTCCTTTCGTAATACCAGTTAACCCCACAGGTAATTACCGTACAGATAACGCCGATTAAAACAGCCCATTCATTTAACGATAACGTTGCCATAGCCGCCGTAATTAACCCGATGCGATAAACAATCCATTCCCAAAGTCTCCCCACTTAATCACTCTCCACTTCGTCATACAGAAAGAGGCCAAAGCCCCCGGAAAACGCATTCAGATCGCCAAACGCATCATTAGGACGCAACCGGGCCACACCGATTGCGCCAGCCCCTGAATACCCTGGTAATTTGCCGCTTAAACGATGCCAGACCCCCGGACGCAGGCATATTTGTGACAGTGTAACTGTTCTGTCAGCATTGGAAATTTCGAGCCACCAGAGTTTTGTTGTGGTGGAAAAGAAGATTCTGACGTTCAAAACCAGACCATTTAACGCCGTGGTAAGTTGCTGGTCAGGAATGGACGGTATGATATTTATTTCGTAGTAGGCAGGCTGCATCACAAGCCCCCAACAATGCGGCGCATCTTTTCAAGAGCGAAGATTTTTTGCGGTTCTTTTTTGGGCTCAACGGCGGCAGCGCTCTTTTTACCTGCGGTAACTGTCCCCTGCCCTGCCGGGTTGGAAGTTTTTGCTTGCGCAGATTTGGTGCGGGAACGCTGGAACGTTCGCGTTTCTACCTTTTGCGCGGTTAGCTTTACAGAATAATGACTTGTCTTGGGAACGGCCTCAATTGAGAGCGAAGAAATAACGCTTTGCGGCATCGCATTGAATGAAGTGTAAACGGATACGAACTCTTTCAGGCTAAATGCAGCGTCAATATATTGCGCCTCATTCATTGCCAGCATCTGGTTTTGATTCATGCGGAGCAGGCCATAAGCATGCGGCAAAATAGCCCCGGTAATGATGCCCTCAAGAGATATCACACGCGGATCGTCAACCGTACCGTCTGAAATTTTATAACCCGTTTCGATAACGCCCTGGGTGATTGTTCGCTTCGCCTCAAGGCTCTCTCGCGTTTTTAACCTAAGTGACACCGTCACGCCGGAATCAAAGACCATTACCGCGCGCGCATCGCGCGGCGCACTCATTACCCCATCCATCCCCGTCGCCATAAAAACCCCAAAAAAAAATCCCCTACGTGAGGGGATTTTTACACTTTGGCGATCGCGCAGATAGCGCGTTACCGCTGGCGCTTATTCGGGCTTGTTGGCTTCCATTGCTTCACAAATGCGGCGTAGGTATTCATTATTTTTAAAAGACACCATTACCAATTCAAACGCTATCCGAATGATAACCAATAACGCTATTAACACCAATGTAGAACCTATATCACCACCAAAACGGGTAATCACAACCCCGCCGATGATGACCACCATCAATGTCAAAGCCCAATAAAAAACCGCCACTAATTTAGGAGTTATTAGCGACTCAAACGTTAAAATTTTCTCTAACTCGCCCTTTGCCATTGCCTTTCCTTTACCTTGCCCCTGAGACTTCCGCCATGTTATCACTCAATCCCCCCTCAATAGTACCCGGATTGGACAAATTATTAACCGTTTCCGCCGCTTCACGTGGGCTGTTGACATTAATTTCCGTTTTGTTGTTAACGTTATTGACTATATTTGCTCCGCTTACTGACTTAGGTGGAATTGCGGTTGTAGCATCGTTACCGTCTAAAAAGTTCAAAAACTTCTCTATGCCAGTAAGCGGATTGAAGTCATTACCACGACTTTTTAAGAAATCGAAAGCATTACCAAAAAGATTATATGGATTCGCTAACTCCTTCCAAACATTAACGCCCCTTTCTTCAGGACTAGCCGCACCGTTATTATCAATGTTATTTGCGGCACTGTCAGACCAACCAGCCAGAGCTTTCAACATTCGCACAATTGCTGGATACCTTTTTTCAAATTCGTCAAAGCTACCAAACAAACCATCAAAAATAGTACCACCCACACCATTAAGCCATGCTTCCCACTCAACAAATGCCTCGTAAACCAACCAGACGGCTGCGCCTACCGCCAGAAAAGGCCAAATTGCAGCAAGTACCGGAATAGCTAATGCGGTGAACGCAGCGCCAACAGCGCCGAGGATCCCAATAAGGATAGCTGTCTTGCTCTCGTCAGCCAGACTAGACCACATCTCCGCCACTTCGCTCTCAACTCGGCGAACTAACGGAATCAGGGTGTTTGCCGCCCAATCAGTAAACTTCTGCCAGTCTCCGCCAATGGTGGCTTTTGCTAAAAATACCTGCCAGTCGTTCCCCATGACCGTCATCGTCTGGCCCCACGTCCAGCCCTGTTTTTTCAGCAAATCCATGTTGCTGACTGCCATTTTTTGAAACGCTTTAATCATGGTTTCAGCCGTGAGCTTGCCATCTTCAGACATTTTGCGCAGACCTTTAACGTCTGTCCCGAAGGCTTTAGCCACCTCAGGGGCCATCGTGCCGATGGCCTCCATGAATGAGCGGAATTCATCGCCGCTGAAGCGGTCAGAGGAAAACGCCTGGCCCATTTGGTATAGCGCTGCGTTTACCGCCTCAGCGCTACCGCCACCGAGTTGTAATGCACCAACCAACCCTTTGGTAGCCTCTATGGTTTCCTCTTGCGAGAGGCCCAATTTTTGGGTTGCTGTCGCCATGTTGGTATACGTCGAGATAAATGACCCGCTATCACTTCGCATTTCGCTGGCGGCTTGATTCAGTTCAAACCATGCATCCTTAGCGTCGCCGGTTGTCTGCGCCAGCCTTGCGATTTGCGCCTGCTGGCGCTGGATGGCGTCAAGGTCATCAGCCAGCGCCCTGCCGAACGCAATCACCCCCGCCGTCAGACCAGCGCCACCGATTAACGTTTCCATGCCAAAGCCAGAACCGCCAGCGCCCTCACCGCCACTGCCGTTATTAGGCGCTGGCTCGCCCGGAGCAGGCTCACCAGAAAACCGACCGGCTGACACATCAAAACGTGCGAAAGGGTTACCGCCTGGCGAATGTGGATCGACTAAACCACCGCCGCGCGGAGGTAATCCCGCACCGCCACCACCACCAGCCGGAGGCGGCGCAGTAATGCCACCGCCGCGCGCCGGGACGATTTGCTGTATGACTCGCTGAATAACCGGTTTAGGCGTGGGCGCTGGGCTAAAATCCGCTGAACCGGGCGCAGGCAGTGCAAGCAATTTTGACGTTCTGCCACCCGGCAAAGCCATACCACCACCAGCGAATGAACGTCCATGAGGCGATGGAAGATAGCCCGCCACCCCGTTACCCATTCCCTGTGTTGCAGCACGGGCAACTTTTTGCGCTTCTTTGCGCACTGCCTCTGCCAGAGGTGTACGGCTAATCAGGTTTGCGCCCGTCGCCGCAATCGCTGTCACAGCGGCGGTCGTCGCAAGTGTTGGCGCAGAGGATGAGCCAGACGGCGCATAAGGGCTCGCAGGCTTCAGGTTGTTCACGCGCTTAATAGCGGCATCGAGCTGGTTAACTTTGCTGATGGCCCGGTCTATCGCCGCGTCAAAAGAATTAAGCCCGTCAAGGTCGGGTATAACGTCGATTTTCGTTACAAGGTCGGCTGACTGGTCTGTCATTTTTTCACCTTACTAAGCGCGTGCTGAACCGCGTTATCAAACTGGATAACGGCGGAGGCTCTCATAATAGAATCAAAGGAGGCGCGGCCTGACACTACATCAGCGTAGCTAATCAGGCCGCTTTCAATCACTCGCCAGATGACGAGCTCTGTGCGGATTTTTCGGTCAAGGTTTTCAGCAAGGCGTTGAACAGTTGCCGCATGGCCCCCTGCATCGTTACCGCTGTGTCCAGACCAATATTTTTTTTTAACCCGTTAGTGACAGGCAGGATGGAGAGCTTAAGGCACTCCAGCGCCACCAGATAAACATCAGCAACGTCAGCCGCCGTAAAGTTGAGGTTTATCGCGTCCCAGCTGTCGAGGAACGCGCCACCATCATCCAGCAGTTGCGCGCGGGACATGGTCAGCAGCGTAAACAGCAGTTCGTCATGGTCTTCCCTGTTCAGAATGCCAAAGACCTTAGCCGACATGCTGAGGATGCTTTCTACCTGGCTGATACCATGCTTAGCCAGAATTTCCGCCACACGCAGGTTAAAATGGATCGCATCAAACGCACTCATGCGAATAATGCAATATTTGCGCCCGTTAATTTCAACGTGTTTGATTGACTCATCCATTAGATAATACTCACGCCGTTAATGGTGGAGTCCACCTCGCCCGTCACGATTTTCCATTCAAGCGTCTGTGCGCCGGCACCGTTATTTGCCCCATCCGTTGGCTGGCGGGCAAACATGCCATATCCGATACGGTGAACAGACCCATTGCGGGTATTGGTCAGCGTCACAGGAATAACGGCTTTTGTTCTCTGGAGCAGCGCCAGCGCGGTATTCGTTGGCGAGTTTCGCTGAGTGGTGAATGTTACCGAACCCTCATCCGTTGGGTTATCAACAAAAGACCAGTCACCGCCGATACCGGAGGTCACAGTCACCTGATCGTCAGCCATTTCAATAATCAGGTTGCTGTCTTTAGCCAGGCCGATAACAGGCAGAACGCCAACCGTTAACAGCCAGTCTTTAGAGGACATAACGCCTAAATAAGACATAGATTAAATCCCATAGGTCATGGCTGTGCCGATAGCATCAACGTGCTTAATGGCATAGCGAAGGTAAAAACGGAATTCCAGTTTCAGATCGCCTTTAATGCGTTGCGCGGCGCTGATATCGGAGAGTTTCGGGCGAACCACTTCAAACCCACGAACAAAGTCACCGTTTTCATCGGTGAAATTCTCCATGATGCCGCCAGCGGTCTGGCCTGCTTTCAGTGAGCTTTCAATCATGTTGCACACCGTTTCTACACCCGGAGCATCAAAGCCGACTTTGTTACGGTTAACGAATAATGTCGCCTGGTCTTTCTGTACTCGGTCAGCCTGCCAGTAACAGAATCGAACAACCTCTACAGATTCACCATCGCCGCAGGTGCCCGGATAGGTCACGGTGATGCCGGAGCCGTAATCTTCAAATGTATTACCATTCAGCGCCTGAATCTTCTGGTAATCGGTTTCGGTGAAATCGTCATATTTGACGCCGTTCAGTGTTTTCAGCGCCCACGTTTCGGAACCCGGCTGCATAACCAGACAGCGGCCCGCAAGCGCGGCATCAAGGAAGTTTTTCGGCTGTTTGGTGACAATCGCAAAGGATCCCGCCATGCCTTTATCGTGCAGATATTTGGTAATACTGTCTGTTGCCCATCCGGCGCGGGTGTAATCGTCATGGAATACGCCCATCTTATCGATTTGCGATTCTACCCAATCAGCAACCGCTTTTTGCACATCCAGATCGCGTGACGTGGTCATGCACATGAAAAATTTATTGTACTGGTTTTTGATGGCGGCAATCGCAGCCGGAACAGCTGCGGCAAGCGCCGTTGAGCCTGCGTGAACAACGTCAGCACCTTCCAGATAAACAATGCGGCCATCAACCAGAAAGCGGCCTGCCGTACTGGCATCTGCAACAATATCCGATGCCGCGCCCGTGCTACCTGACCATGCCGTCCCGTTATAGCTGGCGTATTTGTAGGTATTGCCCTGGATATAACCAATGGTGGCTTTTTTGGCAACTGGCGCACCAGCTACCGGAACATTGTTAAGGGCAATCTGAGTTTTGCTATAGACCGCTGAGAAGTCTGCGACAACCAGCGTATCAGGTGCTGGCTTTTGAGAAAAATACGCCTGAACAGCCAGTAAATTATCACCGGAAACGCCGTCTGCAATTGCGTCGTCCGGGCTGGTATAGACCCGATACAGGTCACTAAAATTAGTGATATCTGCGCTTTCATAATTGTTATACGTACGTCCATAGAATGACGCAGCTGGCGCAAGGATAATTCCCACGCCAAACACGCCATATTTGGCGGCAGTTGTCTGCCGACCAATTTTGACACTAAAAAGCCTGCTTAAATTCGCCATTTAATAGCCCCTGATGTGTAGAGTGACTTCACCGTCACACGGCTTAACCGTGGCGCTTTCAATCCAACTCTCTCGTTTGTAATGCCGATACACAAATTGAAGTGACAGCGTCACTTGCGCCATTTGCTGGTAAACGAGGTTATCAATTAGCGGTGAGCTATTCTCGAAATCGCCTGAGCGGTCAATGTTGCAGTTGTTGTCGTACTGCCAGAAATCACCCTGAGTGCTGTCCATTTCGAGCATGAAGTTTTCCAGAAACTCCTGGGCATCATCGGCAGCGCGAATCACCAGCACTTCAGCAGTGCAGTTGTAGTGGTAGACGCGGTAATCCCCGTCCCAGCTTTTTTCGAACGGTAACGGCTCGCGCGATGAGCGAATAAGGTGAATGGCGGTAAACGGATCCTTTGGCTCGGGTAGCTTCTGCTGAGCATAAACGGGGTTATCCTCCATCAACTGGATAAGCGCCTGACGAACGCGCACCAGCGCCGCATATGGCGCACCCGTCATAATTTGCGGGCTCGCGTGGGCATCGGTCAGTTTTAGCTTACCTGCCGGAAACTTAACGACACAGCCAACCGACAGGGCAAAATCAGCAGGGATAATGACTGGCGCACCGCTGCCATCATCCAGCGCAACGGCAGTGATATACGCTAAATCACTGCCGTTGTAAGGGGTGAAGAGAATATCTTTGTTATTGCCGCTCGCGGTGAAAGTCGCTTTTTCAGCCCGGTAATCCGGGTAAGCAACCTCCTCGCTAACGGTCATTAATTTAACCGTGTATGTCGCCATTATGCCACCAACGCCAGCGCGTCCTGTTCTTTCATGATGAAAAGCAGGTATTCATAGTGATTAATGACGCCGTTTAGCCACTCCTGACGTTGCACTACTTCGTAATACTTACCTCCGCACAACAGGATCGCACCGTTATGCTCGCCCTCTTCTGTTTCAGCCAGGTCAGCCTCTCCAATGGCCTCCAGATAATCATTTGGCTTGCGCCCGGTCAGGTATTCGCGAAACGAGCCATTGGCGTCCACTGGCTGCATGCTGAGAAAAGCGGATTTTTGTTCTGAATACTCCTGACGAACCATGCCGCCGACCGTTTCAGCGGGTAGCGGTTGCCAGAACTGGATTAGTCGTCTCATTTGTCGGCCCTGTAGTTAACTGTTTGAATGAGCACCCCGCTATGAATCAGCGGTTTTGAACTGCCCTTGCGGGCTATGGTGAGTTTTGAGTTGGGACGGTATAGCGCAGAGTCGTTTATGGTTTTTCGCGTGATAGCGACGGCCTGAGCGCCGATTCTGGCAATGGCCTGTTGTGGTGTGATGCGACCGCGAGCAACATCGCGTAAAACCTCCTTGTAAGCATCTGTTCGCATCCAGTCGGCGATACGGTCAGAGGCAAAGCGCATAAACGGACGCTCCGGGATTAACTCCCACCCCATGGCGTTTTTAGTGCCAAAGTTATTCCAGGCTCCATATAGTGCGACGTCTACGCCGTTATTGAGTTTGCCGCGATGAATGCCAACCGTAAGCGTTACACCCGCCAGCGACTGGATGCGCTGGCGGATAATGCGGTCAGCGCCACGCGTTTCTAACTTCGCACCACCTCGCATAACGCCTCCATCAATAACACAATTATCAAGCCCACCCGCAGATGGACTTTGTGATTGGTTAGCAATCAGAGTCAGGACGCGCTACAGCACGACAGGCCCACATGCAGGCTTCCTGCATTTTGGTGCGCGCAATGGACAGGCAGCGCAGCGCGTCATTGCACTGGTCTTTATCCGGTGCGTTACCCTCCTCAATCTCCAGGTGAATGTGATGGCGCTCGATATCGAGCTTTTCGCAAAAGTCACGGCTAATCTCTTTCAGCCCATTCATTTGCGCGATGTCGTCGGCGGTAAGGGTTCGATAACCCTTTACTGTGCTGCCATCCTGCGGTTTTGCTTCACTCATTTAATTTACCTTTAACTTATTGATTAAAATCCATATGCAGGAGGACTCCTTGAAATCAAGGAGTCCTAAATGCTGGGTTATGAAGCGTGACCGATAACAATGCAGCCCCCGGACAGATTCGACATGGCGTCCAGAAACTCCTCGCCCCACTGCGTACCCTGCCAACCTGCCTTTTGCGCTGCGGCGGTAAAGGTCATTGCAACCTTACCTTCACGCCTGCTGGCGACACCGCGCACACTGGCGCTAATGCCTTCTACTGCGACCGGGGCGAGATTAGCGGCGACGTACAGCGCTTTAAGGCGCTCAATGTCGTAACCGTATTCCGCTGCGGCCCGGAGGTCATAGAGCCGCTCACACTGAGAAGAAAGGGCGCTAATAGCGCCCCCATCAAGTGTTATCCCCGGCAACAAAATGGCTAACCACTCGTTTACCGTCATGCGCTCACCTATTCATCTTCAGATTCCAGAGCTTTATCGTGCTCTGCTTTGATGCTGGCTGCGGTCGCTTCATCTACTTCCTTCAGCTTTCCTTCATCCAGTAGCTGTTTAACACCGCCAATTTTCAGCGTTTCCGCTGGCACTTCCACCACGTCAGTGGGCGCAACGACGATGGTTCCCATGGTTCCCTCGTCGCTTTTCGCCATGATGTGGATTGGCGCTTCGGTTTTATTGGTCAGGAATGCAACGGCTTTTTTAGTGGTCATCGTTTAAATCACCTTCGTGGATTTAGCCGCCGCCAGCGGAGCGCGAACAATCACGCCAGCAGACTTGGACAGGCAAGGGATAGACAGGTCGAGGCCGCTGCGCTGAACCGGCAACTGGCGGAACAAAATAGGCGTAGCCTGGGCGAAGTGGCGACGGTTGTTCATCACTGCGATACAGATGCCGTCATCATCCAGATCGGAGTTTTTACGGAACGTAATTTCCGGGTATGACGTGCGCAGGAACGACAACACCGTACCCAGCGTACCGGACAGGCGAAGCCCCTGAATTCGCGCCCATGCTTTGGACGGCATGTGGAATTCATTGGCTTCGTAAATTTTGGTGGTGTTTACGGCTGCGATAATTGCCGCAACATCATCACAGACCTTGTCACCGTCAGCGCTTGCCCAGCCGCCTTGCACGGCAACATTCGGGATGTTCGGATGCTCGATAAAGCCGATGACATTATATTCTTTGTTGCCGCGCCAGATGAAGTTGCTGATGGTGCGCTCATGCGCTTCACGCGTGTTGAGCGCAAGGATGTTATCCAGTGGAGTGCCTGACATTGCAGCGGAGAGTACATCGTCATAGGTGTAGCCATAGCCGAGGCCATAGGTATACATCTGCGCGAAGTATTCACGGCCTTTGGCGCTCATCATCGGCATATCAGTACCAAATGCCGCCATGATTTTTGCCATGCCATAAGCCGAGTACATGCGGTATCCGACCCATTTGGAGCCTTCATTAACCCCCGGCTCCTGCTCAAACATCGTGAGCGCGACGGGCGCTGGCATCTCTTCCATGTAAACATCTTTGGACATGGAAATAAGATCACGGGCAAAAATAAGCCCTTGCTCGTCAGTGTTAAGGTTCTGGATGGAACCGCCAGACTGCGCTTCCGCCAGCAGCTGGGCCATCATCTGACCCAATAATTTCTCATTCATCGTGTGTGTTTTCCCTGTTAGCTGACGGTGATTACAGCTGTATCAGTAAAGCCGCCATCATCAGTCTTAACGGTGATGGTTGCGGTTTGCCCGGAGGTTGCGCCCTGCACCACAGTCGCCAGGCCGTTCGCATCAACCGTGGCAACATTGGCATTGCTGGATTGGTAGGTAACGCCTTTACTGGTTGCGCCGGACGGGGTGATAGTCGGCGTGTACTGTTGTGTGCCACCCACAGCTTTGGATGCTGTCTTAGGCGCAATGCTCACACCAGTTACAGGCGTATCATGCGGATAGCCCGCCGCCAGTGAGTCGCCATCGGTTACCATCACAACGGCGGTGCCGCCGCGCTGCACAGGTGTTTCAAAGCGGAAACGGCTCTTATCGGTCGAACCGGCAACACCCCATTCCATATAACCAGTGGTGCTATTGCGGCCTTTCGGGATAGCAAGGTCACCGATTTTCGGGGATTCACCCGATTTCACCTGGACGCGGATCGGACCCTCTTCAACGATGCCAACCGGACAGTTGGTAGTGACAACGCCAATGCGGGTGTTACTGCCGAAAGTCGGCATGGATGGCATGTTGCTGTGCGCGCCTACGGCGATACCGATGGCATCGGTAACATCGCCGTTCGTCGGTAATGCAACGATGGTGGAATCATTACCGGATCCCAGCTTAACGGCATCACCCGGCGCAACTTCACCACCAGCACGATGCGAGGTAATGCGGGCAGACGAACGGAAAGACGGCAGGACAGCGAGGTCACCCGGCAAGCCTGCATCAAAATCGTTTTTAATGGTCAGTTGCATTATTTGCTGGCCTCTTTCTTGCCGAACATGCGCGCCTGATAATCACGGTGCGCCTGACGGTCATCGCTGCCGCCCTGCTCGTCGTTGTTAGGTGTGCGCGGATTACGCGGGGTTTGTTCAAACTTCTTACCGCATGCCACCAGCGCCATAGACAGAGCAACATCAGTTTGCTCATCGCTCCAGCCGTCCATGTTCACGTCTGGGTTAGCTTTCTTGATGATGGCCTGCTTAACCAGCGCGATATCACCCAGGCTGTCAGTATTGATGTTCAGGCGCTTGGCCGCTTCTTTGAGCTGATGCTCCTGACGCCCGTCAGCAACGCCGCGCTCATAGGCTTCATTGCTGGCAGAATCCATGTTGATGATTTGCTTATTGGCTTTAAGCAGATCGCCGCGTGTTTTGCTGAGGTCACTGGTAAGCGTCTGGTTAGTCGCCTCCAGTTCAGTGATTTTGGCTAACGCCTCATCTAATTCCATTGGTTCACCGTCCAGATTGAAAATCGCTGATTTAACTCTTGGATTACGCACAATGCTCAGGTGGTTATAATTAATCCCCTTCTGCTCTGTGTCGTACTCTTGCCCGTCAGGAGAGCGCCCCGTTACTTTGGGTTTCTCGTCACACTGATAACCCGCTGACGCGCCTCGTAAGGTTTTATCCTGTTGAATCAGACGAATGGATTTTTCGTCCTGAATCAGCGCGCGGGCCACAAACTCATTACCCTGACGCATAACAGCGGTTACCACGCCCGCAGAGACGGCCCGGTAATTTTTTGCCGTTACCAGACCGCTTCGCGGGTGTGACACTGTCACAGGCTTGCCGATTAAGGTATTCATTGAGTCCTGGTTAAACAATTCATCGGCTGAGCGGTACTCTTTTGCCGTGAATGCGTCACCGCGTTTGCGGTCGTAAACCAGAACGCCCGGACGGGCGATGGGGATATCAATCTGGAGATAACCCTCAGGGGTTATCGTCCATTGTTTGATAGCGTCAAGATTGACTGGTGATTCTTGCTGCAATTTCTTTCTCCGCGTCAGCCACGTCCGACGCAGAGAACAGCCATTCAGGATAGCAACGGCAACCATTAGGTTGACCGGGGTTACCGTCGCGTGGCGGTCTGGTCGGCGTGTATGCCTTTCCTTCCCGCACAACATGCTCTTTTCGCTCGCGCTCGTCTAACATGCCCCGCCAGCGGTAATAGTTCATCCCTCCGGCTCTGGCGTTTGCCTCCTCCAGATTCCATGCCTGATTACCGATTTCGTTACGGGCAACATTTCGCGCTCGCCTGTAGGGGATCTCCATTTCGGTTGCCAGCTGGTTCGCGATGTAGTCAACGCCGCGCCCCTCGCGTAACCCCTGTTGAACAACTTTAATCCCGCGCTGTAACGCCTCCTCACTAACGTTCTGCATGCGGCCCATGCTCTCGGTCAGCCAGTCGGCGGTTTGTTGCATCAGCTTTTTGTCACCGTCATAGATATCGATGGATATCAGTTCCGCCATGCTCTCATGCGGGATGGTGACACCCTGAGCCAAATCCACGCCCGCTGCGGCTCGAATAATGAGCCGAAAATCATCAACGGCAGCGTTAGCAAGCTGTGTGCTGGCGGTATCCATAGCGGTGAGTGATGGCGCGACACTCGCCGCCGTCACCGTTTCGGTCAGCGCTGCGGCCTGCTTAGTGATTGCCCCAGCAGTTTCTGGCGTCGCGGGGATCGCTTTTTTCAGGTCAACGAGCTGCACCCCGTCAACCTTGAAACGCTGGTAATAGCCCTGCCAGTATTTATCGGTCAGACCAAAACTGCCGTTGCTTATTGCGGTCTGTATCTCGTCAGCCGCGCGGTTAATGGCGGTGATGTAAATATCCGGCTTAACGCCAGCGGCTTTCGCAACGTCTTTAGCCAGGGCGATGCCCGCCGAGCGGTTAACCTCACTGGTGATGTAGGCCGGAACCGCGCCATATTCGCCATCTTTGAGCAACGCAGGAATAGCGCGCAGGAATGGGGTTGCGTCGGGTGCGATGATTTGCACCACGGACATAATGATTTTTTCCTGCTGTTCGCGCGTCATGCGCGAGAAACTGGCCCCGGATTTCTGGCGAATGTAATTGCGCACCCGCTTAATGGTGGCGGCGGCGACAATGTCCCCCAGCAGGTCATCAACCGAAACGTCTTTCCCGTCTGCGGCGTCAGTGTTGAGTACGGCACCCGATTTCCCCAGCGCCCGGTACGCTTTCAGGCTCGCTTTACGAATCCATTCGCCAAACTGGCGAGCGTTATCGCCCAGGCGCCGGGCAAAGACCATTTCTATCGCCAGTGGATAGCCAGCGTCGTAGCGTGGTTTACTCTTCGCCATTTCCGGCACCGTTCTGGTTGTCATTGCCGCTATTCTGGTTCGGATTTTCACGATTCTGGTCTGAATCGTCGTCATTCTGGTCGTCTATGGTTCCGGTTGCGGGTGCAGTGGTCGAAAGCAGCTTAACGGCCCCGGTTTCCTGTGCCGTGGCGCGGGCTTCCTCACTGGTGATGCTGCGCATGTTGTAATAAATCTGTGTGGTTTCGGCGCGCTTCTTGTCCCGGTCAACTTCCCGGTCAATCTGGCCCTGTGACTTGTTCGGCACGAACTCAGCCCGGATACCTAAATAGCGCATCGCCAGCTTTTTCAGTGCCGGAATAATGTCGTTGGTGGTAATGTGGGATACGAGATTTTGCCATTGCGCGTCGGCGCTGGTATCGCTGTTTGATAACCCGCCCTTACGCTCTGCCAACATGGACGCCGGAAACCCGGTTTCGGCGCAAATCACCTTGAATGCCACGTCCATGATTTCCTCTGACCCTGCCATGGTGGTTTGCAGGCGCTCCATTGACTCCTCTTCATCAATGGCAATCATGTCGTTAAGGTGGCGCGTTGCTGCAATACCAGCAATACGCCTGGCTACCTCCGCCTCACCTTTTCTGCTTTTCATGTCCTCAGCTAAATCTACCTTTTTGTAAATATCCTGCACCGACAGCGAAAGAATGCTGATGATGAGCTCATGAGACAGGCCGAGACGCTGGAGCGCCGCATAGGGTTTACTGAGTATCGGCGCGCCGAACTCAATACCGGCGCAGTGTAGAATCGGCTGATAGTTCGGATCCCCGAACAAAATAGAATCTTCCTGCTCTATAAATACTTCGCCGCCGATGGGCGCTTTAAGCTGGATGCGCCAGCCCTCCGGCAGGCCAAACTGCGGCGAGTTGTAATCCGTAAACCAGTCATCTGATGGCGTAATCCAGTTAGCTCCATGACTACGGACGAACTCATCAGCCATGACCAGTATTGCCCACCCATGCTGGCGCTTAAGCACAGTGGCGCTTTCCACAGCCTGCCAGATTTTCAGGTCGTCAAAAAAGGCTTTGATTTTTTCGTCATCAGTCGGATTTTCCGTTACCACCGTGAAGCCGTTCAGCATGGCGGCGGCAACCGGTTCACTGATAATGCGCCAGCCAATGCCGGACGTTTCCCCCGCCATTGCCGCCACTAGCGGCACCATGCCCTCAACCGTTCGCGCCTTCATGCGGTTCGCAGTGGGTGAACTCATCCCCGCCGCGCCCTGCGCCAGCCCGCCAGCGGCAACACTGGTCATCATGCTGACATAGCCGTCATGGTTGTAGTTTGCAGGCATTAAAACGCCCTCTTTTGTAATGATGCCCTCTTTGGGGATCGTGCTGGTTTTGTCTGTCATTCGATAATTCCTGATTTCATGCGTACCAGATGCGGGAATATGGCGTCAGCGTAGTCCGTGGATACGCCCAGCCGCTGTTTAACTTTTTTCTTGGCTTCAATTTTGATTTTGTCCTCTGGCGTGGTTTCCCACATGACGCCAGTGGAATCGGAAAGGATGCGATCGAGATAGCGGCGCGGGATGTCGCTGGAAATGGCAAACAGGCCGTCAGGCGGCATAACATCGGTGTCCAGCCAGCGAACGGTATCGTTCACCGCGTCACGGTAAGCCCACCACGCCTGAGCACGGAGGTTTTCGAAGGTGTCGCCGTTTGGCCTTCCGCCACGATAACGGGATTTTTTACGTAACACTTCGCCCTGGGCAACGAATTTACGGAATTCAATTTCCGAGTCGTCGTATTTATTCAGTTCTCCGCGAACGCCAGCCCCAACACCAACAGAGTCATAAATCAGGAAGCTACACCCCTCTTCCTCTGCCAGTTTCAATGCCTGTACGGCTAGTTGAGCCGGATCCCTTGCCTGCAAACGCTCAATACGGTACAAAAAACGCCCGTCAAAGAAAGACAGAACGGAATCATCATCCCCTTCATCGGCAACATCGAGCACCGCCGTTTTAACGCCAGTGCGGCAGGCTTTAGCCAGTCTGGAATCAGGCTTAACAATCAGCCTTTCAAGATTGCCGCGATTGACCACGGCCCCCGGCAGGTCGTTAACTGGCACACCATTCCAGATATTGTCGTAACGGTCAGGGTAGTATTTCAGTGTGTAGAGGCGCTCTTTGTTCAACGTCTCGTTAAAAAACGGGTTGTGATACCAGTTAACTTCCTCAACGTACCAGTCATCTTCAGCGTTAAGCACAAACCGCACGTAGGTTTCATCCCACGCGAACGCCGGGTTAAAGGTAATCCACAATTCAGCACCTTCGCGGCGCAGCGTCGGCGCGAGGGTTTCCCATGCCTCGGCGGAAATAGCGTGAGCCTCTTCCACCCAGCAGATATCAACGCCCTCAATGGATTTGATGCTGTCGAGGTTCGACTGAAAGCCCAAGAACCGGAACTCAGCGCCGGATTTGGCCCGTATGCTGTTGTTGGTAACGGAAAACTCTGACTCGTACCCAAGACGGCGGATCGTGTCGCTTAGCAGTTTATGTGATGACGCATCTATCGACTTCTGCACCCGGCGCAGGCACAGGACGCGCAGGTCGTAACGCACAGCCAGTTCAATCAGCGCTTCAGCGATACGCCATGACTTACTGGAGCCGCGACCACCACGCAGGCATTTAACGCGATGCGGTTTCGTTGTAAGCGCCCGCATGCAGCGCCGCCACTCCGACATTTTCTTTTTTTCAGAAAGCCAGTATTCACGGCGCTCTAAATCGTTATGTGGTGCTAACTCAATCGCCGTCATCGCCGCCCATCTCCGCGTAAATCTCCGTCAGCGTTTCACGCGCAATGCGTTTCCCTTCATCGGTAATCGGTTTAGTGATATCCACCCCGGCAAGCGTCAGAATGCGCGCCGCGAGATGCGACTTATCCAGCCCCTCAACCTGCCACCCGTGTTTTGTACGTTTAATGTTTTTTACCGCGCGGGTGTCTATCGCCCTGACCTTGCTTTGATAGACTTCTGGATCGAGCCCTTTTATCTGGTCAAGTGCGCGTAGTTGCATCATCACTTCAGCGGCATCCGGCGCGCGGAAACGCGCTGACAGGTCAATCAATGCCTCCTGACGTCCAACGATATCTTTGGCGATGATATGCCGCCTGTAGACGCTGACAGCCTGCTGTATCTCGTTATCCTTGAGTAACTTTTCAGCCTGAAAATCATCATTAAAACCTTTGTATTCTCTGCCTCGCGATTTGGCATAGCTGAAGCCCGGAGCCTCCTGCTCCTCCGCCACCAGCTTTGCAAATGCATCATCTCGTTTACTAATTCTTATGGTCACAACGCCCCCTTTGTGAGGCTTGCAGCGTATCGGGGAAAGTGGGGGATCAAAAACAGCGTTACCGCTGGCGTGTAGTACAAATAAAAAAAGACCACCATGGGGGCATGGTGGTCGAATCATCACAAGGCAAAAAAGCAATGGTTAAGGCAAAGTTTCCGATGGCATCGCAAGGAGGAACCCTTATCCGCTTGCGATGTGGTCATTATGTTTTTTCTGGTCGGCAACTCAAAAAAAGTTGTGAGCGGTAATAATAAAAAAAGCCGCCCCTAAAGGAGCGGCGTTTAAAAGGTGCTTCGGCTATACATCGCAGTCAGAAAGGCGGGGATCTCTCCCCGCCCTGATTTAGCGACTCTCCTTAGCTTCGTAGGCAAACTTTGCCGCTACCTGCATACCTCCCTGACCGATTGACGCTTCACAAAGCGTCCGGTTAAGGGCGGTATAAGCCAGTAACGCCGCGATAAAAATCGCGATGAACAAAAATACTCCTTTGTAAAACAAAGTTGCCTCCTAAGTTTTGGGGAGGCTATAATCGGATTGCGATGTCACGATAAGAGCCTCGTTGGTTAATGAAAATTGACCTTCGGGGCTTTTCTCTATCTGTCGCACGGTAACATGAGACAGATAGCCTCAAGCACCGCGCTGAATTATACCCACAACCTCCCGCACATCGCAAAAAATCCCCATATCACAGTTGCTTCTAATTTGTAGTTGAAATAAGATCTATACAGGTGCTCAAAACACCTTTGGTCAACAGCGGCATGTCACCCCGTCAGTGTGATTTTTTTACGCCCGTATTTTATGCTCTGGCGGCTTTCTGCCGCGTGAGTGCCGAATTATGGGGTGGAGTGCGACGAATAGCGCAGGCGTGAACCCGCGTAATAAGTCCGCCGACTGTTGACGGTTTTGAGCTCCACCCCTCCCCATCTCAAAAGTGGGGATTCAGTCTCATCAACAGGAGCACCCAACATGGCTACATTACTCTCTATACCGGACGCCGCTGAACTGCTGGCCCACACTCTCACCGCTCTTAAAGCAGCTGGTTATGCCAGCGCGGCAATGATACCCGTTCATAAAAACCCCTCAAATCAGGGTGAAAAACAGGAAGCAGGTGCGCCCGCCACTGCACCAGAGGTTTACGTTGCGCCCGGTAAGCAGTACGCCAACGTTAACGAAGCTCTGGCGCACATGATTCACGAACTGAAAAACCCGCAACGCGACAGTTACAACGAAACGCTTGATTTTACCCATGCAAGCCTCGCGCAGATGCTGGACATGCTACGCGATCCGATTTACCAGCATGGTCTGATGCTGCGGCAGGAGTTTGAAAAAGGCGACGAGTTGCCACTGGCGATGGTGACAACCTTCCTTCACATCCCAACTAACACAGAAGTATCGTTTCGTCTCCCGGCTTACATGAAAGAAGATAAACGCCTGGACGAATGCCAGAAGGTTGGCGCGACGTTCACTTATTTCCGCCGCTATGGTCTGCGTCAGGCGCTGGATATTACTGACGGTGATGATGATATCGACCAGGCCGACCGCAAACGTGACCGCCGCAAGGCCCGCGCCCTGAACAGCAGCCGCCAATGGAAACCGACCACCAGCACCCGCACCAAACCGGAAGCAATCCTCAATATTCTGGTTGCGGCCGGAGAGTTTACCGGCGCTGCGGCCATCGCCCAGGCAAAAGCCCGCAACCCGTACTTGCGTACACCGTCAGAAGTGGCTGAGGATATGATTACCAGCACGGATGGACTGAAAAGCGATATTGAGATGGCACATGATACCGTGCTGCGCTTTGGTCTCACAGACGTTCACTGGCAGGGATTTTATCAGGATGCTGGCATATTTAGGGTTGACGGCGATGACCTTATTGATACCCGCACAGGCCAGCACGTGGATGCAGAAACCGCGATGGATATCGCTGAATCCCTGACTACCGTGGCGCTGTCTACCGCCGATAACAGCGACGTCCGGGACTCCAGCGACAGGATCGCCCCGCCGCGCACGTTCATTCCCGACTGTACTCCACTTAGCGCCGACGAGGAGGCGTTCGTGCTGGCTGTTGAGGCAGGCCATGATGATGAAGTCATGGAAATCGCCATGCAGCTTATGGAAAGCCATATTGCCAGTGGTCTGAATATGCGCGAGGTTCATGCGGATACTGGTTACCATCGTCGCAACTGGTATAACGCCTGTCGTGAGTTTTATACCCTGTCACTGATGGCCGGGACTATTAATCTTGATATCTTGGCTAAACCTGAATTATCCGTTTCCCGCACCCTGACTAATATCGTTGGCGCTGATGGCGATGACGAAGTCTGTGAAACCTCCATTATGGCGGCAGAGGCCCAGCTGGAACGCGAGCAGCGCATTGATATGGCTGACGAGATGCAACAGAAAGCCGACATTGCGCGAGAAATTGCCTCCGGTAACGCTGACACAGCGATAAAGCTGGCGCAGCTTCACGAAATCGCCAGCCGCTGCGATAAATTCACCGCTACCTATATCGATACGCTGATATTGCACGTTGAAACTGACGGCGCATTATGCGAGATGCCGATTTATATCCCTGAATCAGATTTTCCATTCTGATATGCGGGGTATGTATCGTGAAAACTGTCGAAGAAAAGTTACAACGTCACGTTGAGAAGCAACGCGAGTATCAGCAGCGCGCGATTGAGCGCCAGCGCGCAAAACAGGCCGACCCGGAATGGCGGCAGCAGCAGATCGATAAGCAGCGCGAAAGGCAAACCCGCTACGCCGAACGGGCAAAAAATCGCCCTTGCGGTAGAGGATTGAAAGGCAGGACGCCGCGCGCCGCTGAGCGCATATTGATGGATAAGATTGGCGCACTGCCCTGTATCGCCTGTTATGTGAATGGGATCGTGAATGAGATGGTTAGCCTGCACCATATTGACGGGCGCACATCTGATGGCGCGCATGGTTATGTCCTGCCTTTGTGCGACCATCACCACCAGCATGCAGCACCAGTCACAGTGCGCGCCATTTATCCCTGGCTGGTTCCGATTCATGCGGATGGCAACTGTGGCGGCAAAGCTGAATTTGAGCAGCGAAACGGCAAACAGGCGGCGTTATATGCCCTATGCCTTGAAATGATAACCTGAACACCTACCAGAGCCGCCAGCATCGTCTGGCGGCGTTACCGCTCGCCCCTTTGCTGTATCACCCTCCGCGCATCGCATTTAATCGCACCTGACATTTATCAGTGAGGTGCATATGTCTGAAAATAATTACGGTGCAATAATGATGCGAGGGGTGCTACCTGCATCTGCCAATCTCAACAATTACGGGCCTGTTCCCGATTTCATTGGTCAGTGGTCACGCTCCACAAACACAAACACCACAGCCGCATATGGATTCCCGGAGGACAACGGCCAGGGGATTCTGGAAGTCTTTGCCGGTGGCCGCTACGGCGCGCTTCAGCGATATACCGTCTCAACGAGCGGCAATGTTTATATCCGCTCACTAAATGGCACATGGAACGGGACTGACGGGCCATGGTCTGACTGGTTGCCAGCAGGGATTCAGACGCGAACGTCCTTTTTCACCGGAGACCTGAACACGCTTAAAACGCCCGGCGAATGGTCGGTTACCACGCCGTTTACGAACGGCCCAACGGATGTGGCGGGTATTTGCGAAGTTATTCCCCGACTCAACGGAACAGGACTCATTCAGCGCTATACAGCGATCGCCACAGGTGCTGCAAGCGTTAACCGGACATGGCAGCGCACGTTATCAGGGGGAACATGGTCGGGCTGGGATCCTGTAGGGATTAAGCCCCTGAATGATTTGGGTATTGGTGTACCCAGCAATGTGCTTTCCTCTCTGGACTGGCAGAATTTTGATTTTGTGCCGGGCGCGTTGTATGTGGTGCAGTCAGGTAACATGACCAATGTTCCGGCAGGATTAGATGTGCCTGGAGCGACTTATAACACCCTTATACGGGTAAACGGGCCGGAGGGAGGGACAAGGCATGTAGAGGTTATATACTCGACCACCACATCTGCAAATTTTCGTTACTACCAAGTTCGCGTCGCTGGAGCAACAGGTGCCAGAACTTTCAGCGTCCGACAGATGTTCACTAGTGCTGATGTTTTGCCACTGATAAATGGCGGTCTTGGAGCCTCTACAGCCGCAGGCGGGCGAGCAACTCTGGGTCTCAAAACAGCCGCTTTGCGCGATGTAGGTGTTGGAGCTAATCAGATTCCTGACATGTCATCATTTGAGTTCGTCGGCAATTCAGCAGCCGGTTTTCTGAGGTTGCCGAACGGCTTTAAATTGCAGTGGCTGGAAACGGGTCGAGTTGAAGCAGGGACTAGCGGAGTCGGTTACTGGGCCTACCCTTTTTCAGAATTTTGCTTGTTTGCTATCGCGGTTCCTGTTGCTGTTACGTCGAATGTTGTGGCTGGAAACCTTGTTGCTGGCAATTTCTCAGCCGTAGCTGTCGAATTGCATAATTGGGGGCAGATTTCTGCCGCTGCACGAATTATAGGGTTTGGACGATGAGCGGATTTTATTATTCAGCGAAAACTAATGGCGCGTATGCTTTCAGTGAATTTGACCAGTTTGTTGGCTCTGGTTTATGGCCTGATGATGCAGTCGAAATGACGCCGGAAATCTTTAACGAATTTTTTATCTTACTTCCACCAACTGGCAAGATGCGAGCCGGTGGTAGTGATGGATTCCCCGCGTGGATTGATATACCTTCGCTAACCAAAGAGCAGCTCAAGCAGCAGGCAGAACAACAAAAGAAATGGCTTGTAGATGAAGCAATGCGCTCAATCAGCGTGATACAGCTTAAACTTCAGGCTGGGCGCACCCTCACCGAGTCCGAATCCTCCAGACTCGGAGTTGTGCTTGATTATATCGACGCTGTAACAGCGATTGACGCCGGATCAACAGAAATTCAATGGCCTGAATCACCGCAGCTGTAATGTCTAATGGCCGCTTATGCGGCCTTTTTTTTCTGACCTGCCATCTTGTGATGCACTTCCCACAAAGACACACCCATCGAATCACAGAACGCACCTAAATGCCCCAAATCTGACCACTCGCGAACACCGCCACGAGCAGCTTCGATAAATATCGCCGCATCGGCTGAACGGTGAATCCCAAATAGCCGCCATTTCCCCTCTTCTGTTCTGGTCGCCACCACGCGGACAAACATGCCCATTTCATAGAAATCCCTGAATGCTGGTTTTTTACGTGTCGTTACCTTCATAAATGACAAACCCCCGAAATGTTGATAACAAATTGGGGGAATGTTGACACATAAACAGAGAATGACTTTTTTTATTTACCAGCGGTCACGACGCCTGCGCAATGTCCCTCGCTGACGGCAATGGGTTGCTGTACACCATGCCACTGATAATGGGGGCTGTAATCATCTGTGTTTCGTTTTTCCGCTTCAGGGTTATTGACAGAGCCCGGCTCGCCTCCTGACTTGTCAGGGCGCGCGTAGATAACAGAATCATGGTTAATGGAATCACCACCAGCCCGGATTGTTCCAGAAAACGGCGCTTTCCACCCAGCTTATAGACGGGCGTGACGCCGGAAACATTCAGGCCAAAATAATTGGCTGGCGCGGTGTCTGTCGCAGTCTTCGCCGGACAAAAGATTACAGCCTTATCAAACCCGGCAACGGTCAACTGAAGCGCCGATAAATCAGGCGGCGTGTTAACTGGTGCGTTATCGCCGTGGAATATTTCTAAATCGCATACGATGCGCTGTAGCGGGTTCTGGAATTTAAGTGACCATGTACCCGCCAGCAGCCCGCCAAACACGTCTATGGTCTGTTGAGGATACGGAATGCTGTTGATTGGCGCAGCACTTCCGCGCACCTCACCCGGCAACACCCAATCAGGCACTATCGTGGTGTCATTGATTACCGCGCCCGTGAGATCGGAGATTGCGACCAGCTCGTCTTGTGTTAAGGCCATTATTTCCCCTTAGCCGTCAAAATTCGGTCAATATTTGCCGCCTGTTCGTACAGGTCGTTAAAAATGTAATTCAGCTCAGCCACTTCTACCGGATCCCCCTGAACCAGATTATTACTGGCGTCGATAAAGGTCGGCTTAAATCCCATGGATCTCGCTGTGGTTGATGGCTGTTTTTTGCTGGCGTAGGAGCCGCCGTTAAACGGATAAACCCGGTCAATCGTTGCAAAGCTGTTCATGGCTTGCTAGCCCTCACCAGTAGTGCCTGATATTTGGCGTAAAGATCGTTAAGGATGTAATTCATCTCCTGCGCGCTGATACCGTCACCAAACACCAGATTGCCCTGTGCATCAAAATACGTTGGTGCAAAGCCGGTTGCCTGCTTTTCCTGCGATGGCTCCTGCTTATTCGGGATATCCGCGCCGCCCTGCCCTGAATACGTTTTATCTGTTGCCGCCCAGCTATCCATTTATCACCTTTATTTTTTTGACTGTAACGAGTGTATTGAACGGCTCCACCAGTTCCGTGCCGTTCTGCGTTTTGGTTCCCTCTATTCGCGTCAGTAATGATTTGGTTGCCATCACGCGGATCCCCTTCGTTGCGGTCGCCCTGACGGTTTTTTGCGTCCTCTCGTACTTAATGCCGCCCCATACAGCCGGGAATACGTTGCCGGGGAACATAGGTGCATGATTCGTTAGTTTGACGTTAGGCGGCGTGGCTGCGCTGTAAACATCTGCCCCAAATGTCGCGGAAACCAGCGTATCCGGCAGCTTAATATCAGGAGCCATCGCGCCACACTGCACAAAGACCATACGAAACGGCACCCGGTTAAGCGCAGCGCCCACTGCGCCAGTGGTCAGGCCAACTTTATCCAACGTAAGCCAGGCAAGCCCGTAAAGCTGGTTAATGTACGCACCGATAGAGGGACGGGATTGCGCCGATACTGACTGGCTTCCCATGGCCTGCCGCAACGCCATACGGTACTGGTCATCATCACGCCCCTCGCGCTTAATGTCATACTCCTCGCCGCGCGCATCAAGCAACAGCCCTGTGGAGTCGTCAAGCGAGTATCCTTTCTTAAGGTATTCAAGGGCCGCGACCATCGCCGCATTGCTGGATTTCAATCCGGCCACAAGGTCAATATTGCGCTGTTTGCGCACCTTTGAGGTAAAGCGCTCTTTGGCTAACTGTGCGGGGTCTTTGATTACCGGCTCCATTACGCCACCGCCACAGATGAATTGTTAGTTACGGCAATGATGCCGCTGCCTATAGCCACAGTGTTATCCGTTGGCGTCGCCGTTTTTCCGACTTTGACAGTCACATCGGTAAGCGTTGGAAATGCTGACAATAAACGGGCATATATTTGACCAGCGAACACGTCACGCCCTACCTGCAACTGTGAGAAGTAGGCCGCGATGGTGTTTTTTGCTACGCTGACGTAATCAGCTGGCTTACCTGTTGTCTCCGCATCCCATTTATCACCAGAAACCGAAACGTAAATAAGCTGATAGCTCTGGCGGCTGAAATACACGGTTTCCGTTGTGGTTCCATCCGTGGCAGTACCGGAAACATCGCCATAAAATCCACACTCACCCGCCGCCGCGTCATAAATAGCCTGTGCTATGTCATTATCAGCACCGCCCGCAACAAACGCCTGGATTGACTTTCCCGGTATGCCTGCGGCATTGGTCTGGAATCCCCGGTTAACCTCAACGTCTGCATAGGTGACACCATCAACCGCCAGAATGGCATTCTTAATGCCCGGACGGGATGAACTGATGTTTACACGCCCAGCCGCTGCCGCAGCCTGCAAGCGCTCGCGATACGTCTCGTCATCTTCGATGAGATAGCCTTTCATGCCGTTCGCCAGCACCAGAATGTCATCAGTTGCCACGTAACCGAAAAGCGCCTGCGGGAATTCGGTGTCACTTTGATACCAGGCTGTTGCCGGAATGCCGGTGCGCAAAATCTGAAAAACGTCATCAGCAAAAGCAAACTGAATCAGGGTGCGACCATCAGCGGCATAGAGCATCAGGCCGTAAGCAGTCGTATACGTCGCCAGTGACGGCTCACGCGCAACGATATCGGCATAGAGTCGGCTGATAATGGTGTCTGACGTGTCGCCGCTCTGGTACTGCGTTGAATAGGGTTTGCCAGATATTGATATGGTGAACGTATTGCCTGTAGTGATAGCGGCCTGCTTAACGGACAGGACAAAGCCCGCCGCCGTCTTGCCGTTTTCTTTCACGTCTCCGGTCGTTGTCCAGTCGCCTGTACTGCCTGAAATGGTGAATAACTCCCCGGCGCTGACGGTCTGCCCTGGCTGAAGCAGGTAAACCACATACGCAGAGGATCGCGTGAGTCCATTACGCGGCAGATTAAAGCGCTCACCAAAAGCGTTTAACTGCACTTCCTCTGCCTGCGAGATAAAGAACCCGGCAAACACCCAGCCGATCGCCTCAATGATGTTCAGGTCATCTTCTGCCACCACCGCGATTGTCTGTCCGACGAGCGAATCCCCATTCGGGTTTACGTTGCCCAGCGCACCCTTTAGTTTCTCGTATTTATCGCCGCGTATCTCCGGCAATCTGGCACCATGCCAGCCGCTGTCGTTAACTAATTCCACTGGTTACCTCTTTGCTTTCCGGGCCGATGTAAACCGCGAAACGGATCGCGTAATTGCCCTTCACATCGTTGATGGTGGTTGTTCTGGCATCCGTGACGCCAACTGTCCTTTTGGCCTCGGCGTTTATCATGTTGGAAACAATGGAAATCGGCAGCTTGGACGCCATAATGCCGGGTTGCCACGGTAACCCCTGCGTCTCATCAAGCCACCATTCCCCCCGGTTTGTTGCTACGCGGATCTCCGCTTGCTGGGCAATGCCATCAATGCCGCCGTCCAGCACAAAATCACCGTCGCGGAGGATGACCCCATCATCGTCTTGCATTATGTCCAGCATCAGTAATTCATCCCCTCGACTGGCGTCAGCTTCGACACCCAAACGAGACAGCGGGCCGTACCCACCGCCTCAATGCGCTCAACATGCCCTACCGGGATAATTCGCTTACCCCGGCACGTAGGCATGACGAGCGTTAATTTTTCGCCTGGCTGGGGGCGCTCACTGGAAATAAAGCACCCTTTAACACCCTGCCGATACTGCCCGGTTGTGATGTTCACTCGGTGTGCCGCCATTGTTCCAGGTGAACGACCGTCACCGCAGAATCCAGAGACTCAATATCCAGCAGGTCATCAAGGTCAAAGCCCTCGCCCGCATCGTTCAGCATCTGCGCCATTGCTGCCTGATGTGGCAATTCAAAAGGCATGTCACTGTAAAACGGCATGTACTGGTCTTTGCAGTCTCGGCAGGTCGCCATCACCATCGCCAGCGGCGCATTAATCAGTGAGATGCACTCGACTCGCTCAACAACAAGCCCGGTGCGCTCGGTGACTGTGATTACATCGCCTTTGCTGATGTGTTTGGTGTAATCGCCAGCCATCAGGAAACCGCGATTGGAAAGCGCAATCTGCGCCGCATGGTCATTAAGTTTCATATTGCGTCCTATAGTGGTGGGCTGGTGGGCTTACCGTCGCCCTGCTCTTGGTGTTTGTGACCGTTGAAAGACTTGCCGCCGCTGATGTGGTCAGCCGCTTCACTGGTTCCGGTGATTTCGACGTCGCCGCCGAATTTGGCATTTCCTCCACCACCAGCGCCCTGACTGATGGATCCTGAAATGGTGAGATTGCCGTTGATGGTGGTCATGGGCGCGGTCATATCGATGCCGCCCGGCGCGTTAACGGTCATTTTGTTGCCCGTAAATTCGAATGTTGCACCCTGCCCGGTATCGCCCTTAATGCTGCCGTCATCCCACTCAATAAAGGCACTGCCGCTGAATACGCGCAGTCCTGCGCTGTCAGGCATCTTGTGGCTGGCGAAGTCGGAAAAGCCGCATAAAGCGACAGCGGCGGAAAGCGTTTTATGGTCAGGTTCGTCGCCGTCACCGTGGGACAGAGCAATAAGGAGGCATTCATCACCCGGCCTTACGCGCCCGCTAATGCCTGACTTACCGCCATCCCATACCAGCGATACCAGGCGAACGTTTTCAACTTCTGGATATGCGATAGGTTCGGGGTTATCGCCAAAAGTGCGGGTTGCAGAGGGTAAAACAGTGGCGCGTCCCCCACTTACGGAAACAATTTTTGCCTCAAGCGCAAAGAGCGCGGAGTTAAGCTCCTGGCTGATGATTGCGGAAAGCTGGCTGGAGGTTCTCATGCAATGACTCCCTCCCATGCTGTTGTCCATGGCTGGCGGTCGCGGGTACTGAAACGATGCGAAATGCGCTTTACAATGACGTCCCAGCCCTCACCCATAGAGGGCGATGAAAGCTCAACCTGCTCCCCAATTTCAATGCCACCTCGTAACAATGATTCCCACGTAATAGCCTCAATAACGCCCATCTGGCGGCGCGCGCCTTTTGAGTAATCCACCTGCGATCCCTTTGGTGGCCATTGATAGGTGGTGATACTTTTCTCGTGTTTTTTCTGTATTTTTTCTTTCTCAGATTTCTTCTTTTTCCGGGTGCGTTTTGGGGAATGGATTTTCAGAAGCGGCGCGCCCAGCAATCCAGAATCAGGCGAGAAGATAGCCGCGCCATTAAGGATGGAATCCCCGGCAGTGACTACGATGGATTGATATTGAAGTGACCAGTTAGCGCCAACAGGACGACAAAGGCTGGTCAGAACGTCGCGGGACAATGCCGCCGCGCTGATATTTTTAGCCAGGGTTAGCGCTGATGCAGCTGGTGATAACTGACACCCCAACCCCATATCAGACGCTACCGATAAAACAGCATCTTTCAGGCTCTGGCCCGCGCGGAACGTGCGCGATGTGACGCTGGCGCGGAACGGGATTAGCGCCTCGTAAATTTTCATTTTCAGCCCGTAAACCTCGCGAGGTTTCACGGTTACTGCGCTAATTAGTTCACCCTGAAACAGGGTAAACATTCCTTCATCTATATACCCGGCTGAGACGCTGACGGTTGAACCGGCCTGCGCAATGGCGTTTTGCGTCTGCGCCCTCAACCCCCAAAGCGTCAACTCCGCTTCGTTTGGCTCTTTCTCATCGTCACGCACAGACGAAAAATCCACATCGATATCGGTGATGTGGATTGACTCGCCATCTGTGCAGTTGATTGTGATTTCAAACTGTCGCCCGTAAGCCATGTTCGCCTCCTTTATATAGAGACGATTTAAGAGCAATGCCCAGGCTAATTACAGAAACGCCGCCAGCGGTAATTGGTGTCAATATTTAGCACAAGGTTAATTCTGTGGATAACCCAGCACTTTTACCTTGCCTGCATATTTTTGGTTAGTTGTCACTGACGCCTCAATCCCGCGCCACGCCTGCTTTTTATTGTGGATAACAATTATCGTGCCAATACAGATGTTGCGGATTCGTTTGATTTGTAGCGCTCATTTTGCGGCGTTCTGATATGTAACAAAGGTCTTTTTGATAACGGGCGAATATATGCCCGCTAGAGTTTGAACGGTAAAAGTGAGAAGCCAGGAGCGGCGCTGACCGAAACAAAGCTGGAAAGAGTTACATAATTTTCTCGCGATCCCCTGCACCTGCTTTCCCCTTTTTCGGGTATTGCCAGTATGCCGTGTCAATACGTTAAATGAACTGGTCAGATGAGCAGATGGAAACATTCCCGTTCTAATGTCTGGCGAATACGTACAAATATTAATTATTTTATTGAATTTTAATGACATTTCTTGATGTTGATTTTCCCAGCTTTGTTTCTGCCTGAAACATTTATTTATACTTTGGCTTGTTTTGCTAACTTAATGAGCACTTTTCTTGTTTATCGCTTCTTGTCCAACCTTATATATCCGTTTGCCTCACCTCTCTATATTGTTGTTATTGCTCGCAGTTTTCGCAGTCAAAACTTTTTAATTTTCCACCGTCGCGAAACACAAGTTATGGACATCAAAAAATGACCTGAAATCGTGCGCAAAATAATCAATTTTCATATGTCATTGATATTAGATGAATAAATTATTGTAGCTACATATTTAACGAAACTTGATATATGTCACCGTTTATCTCCTTGTTTTGTGAGTCTGTAATTTTTATCCACATAACATTTTACTTACATTCTACGTTACATTTGCAACATTTAATTGTTGCTTTTATGTTGCCTCCCATTTAACAAGATATTCACATGCCGATCTGTTTTACCTCGCTTTTCCAGGCACAAAAAAACCCGGCATTAGCCAGGCTGTTTTCAATCCTTCGCTTTGTCAGCACATGCTGGCGAACGCTGCATCAATCTCTGAGGCGCTGAGCGTGCATAAATCGGTATAGAGCGTTATCGCATCAGCAAGTAGCTGACGACCTCCCATTAATATTTTTTCGTTGTTCCGGTCGATTAGCTCAACGCGGTAAATGGATGGCTCAGCTTTTAAATTAGTACGTAGCTGGAGACATTTAAATGCACAGCCGCGTGGATAATTTGTTTTATACATTACATCGTTATCTTTAATGCCTGCGGTTTTCATTTCTCTACCTTAACGCTGAGATATTCGTTAATTGAATTTTCTAATGCCCGGCGCATTGCTGAATATGGCGGTGATTGCAAATAAGCAGCGGGCACATCTTTTACTGCGTGGTTCAGAATTAACTCAACAGCTAAATAATCCTCCCCGCGCACAGCAGATGCTGTGCGGAATATTTTCCGTAAATCATGGCTGCGCCATTTAATCCCGGCGCGAGACACTACCGTTGTGAGGGTGTTGTATTTAATTTCTGAGTCCTCAATAACACCCAGCCATTCATTCACCAAAGGCACATATGCAAGCGGAACGGGCAACAGCAAATCAGAATGCGTTTTCGTGTGTCTGTCAGGCACGAACAGGCGACCGCCAGCCAGCATTGAATTGCGCTTTAATGACAGCGTTTCTGACGCCCTGAAACCAAAGCAGAGCATCATGCGCAGCGCGCATCTGTAAGGCTCCCTGACCGATTCGATATCACGAACCACATCGGCATATTCTGTGACGCTTACGCGACCTGGCTTGCTTAGTGCGCGGTGGCGCTTGATACGCTTGCCGATAGACCGGGCGGCGGTGCGCATCGCGTCCAGCATGCGTCCCAGCGAACCCGGCGCGGCGGGCTTGAACTTAATATCAGCGTGAAGCATCCATGACACCACAGCGGCCACGCAGTCAATACGCTGGCGAACAGTCGAGGCAGCAAGGCCATCATCAATGCAACGGTCTGCGTAGCGGATCCATGTGTCTGGTACGCTGGCGGCACGAACGCCCAAAGAGAGAACCGGCTCAAGCATGCGCACCGCATGACGCTCGTTAATGATGGTCTTTTCACGCAAGCTGACCGCCCTTGCGCGGCGGTCAACCATTACCAGTAAATCACTCAACATTATTGCCACCTTCAATCAACGACAGGCGGTAAAGGGCAACAGTCTTATATTTAGGCTCGCCTGGGCTTCTGTTGTGGTTATTCCACTCCTCCACCCATGCATCAACAACCACCTTACAATCCGATACGCTTTGCTCATCCAGATAATTACTCTCCATGCAGTACATGACCGGCTCAGCCATCAGTGCTGCCAGTGCGATTTCAGCCAGGCGCAGGCGCATAGCTGTTTGAAGAGATGGGATGAGCTCGTCACGCTCGCGCCAGAATTCAATATCTTCGCTCGTTTGTTGAATTAACTGCTCTTTGGTGAATGGCGCTTTGTCTCCTGCTGTTTCTGCTGCGTGAGCGTCGGCGCAATTGGTGAAGCCTGAACCGCCATTAATCTGCGGCACGCACTTATCACAAATTCCGCACTGTTTTTTGGTAAATTCAGTCATTCCATGCCTCCAGCTCGTTCTGGATTTCTTCATCGATTTCGACAGTGGTGGCGTCTTCGTTCAGGTAATCGCGAGCCTCTTGCAGGTACTGGTCGCGGCGTTCGTCATACCAGGCTGAAAACTCCGGCGACCATCCGAATGTGTCGCCCTGATAGTCAACTTTGGCGTTGTCTTCTGCCATACGCTCAACCATGCAATACGCGGTGATTAATCCGCATTCCCGGATATAGCCGCGCAGGTCACGCTTACTCCACCACGGATTTATTTTCGAATCGCATACATCGCGCATCTGCAATTTCCAGCGGCGGATGCAACGGGCGTTAAGTGATTTACTCATCGAATAGTCTCCCCACGCACTGCCAGCGCCGTGCGAATCGCCTTTGCAATTCGAGCGTAAAAGCCCGCACTTTCGTAATCTTGCTCGCCTGCCCATTCAAATATGACGGCGGCAAACTTCATATTGCTGATAACCGTGGATGAACCATTTTTGGTGTACAGCGCCACCCAAATACCAGGCTTTGTGACTTTGTTTTTTGCAACACCCAACGCCGGGGTTACACCACGAATGGCTTTGGCGTGGCGACTGGCGGTATCTTTGCTCACACCTTCTCTTTCTCTACGGTCTGCAACCAAACGCAAACCATCTTCAATCAGATCGCGAGTTAAACGGCGCTCGCGATAGCCGGTCTTAATTTTTTCCATGCTGCGCCTCGTTAATCATCCAGGCTGTAGAGTTAGGGTTTAATCGAACTTCAGTTACCAGCCCGCGAGCTGCCATGTTTTTTAGTTTCTGGCGCACGTCATACTGGAGAATGGCCTTTCCCGGATGCAGTAGTGAAAGCGCCTCGCGAACGTTTGAGGTAAACAGTTTTTGGTTTTTTAATCCGGGGCTACACCAGCGCTCGAATGCTGAGAAAATATCAGCATCGGTAATAATTACGCGGCGGCGCTTTGGTTTCTCGGTCATTTTGTTGCCCTTTCTTCAACTACGGGAAAATCCAAACCGATGCGCAGCGCGGCGGCGGTGTTGAAAATCAGCCCCATACGCGGCGTAGCCTCCAGCCCTTCAATGCGCCGGATGGTTGAGCGCATAACGCTGACCAACCCGGCAAACTCTGTTTTATCCATATGCAGCTCGCGGCGCAGTGAACCGCTGATTAGCTGGTCGGTTAACTGGCCTACAGTTAAGCGTCGCTTTTCTGCCCGAACTTTCTTTAAAAACTCTTCGCTCATAAATTCCGCCTTATGAAATGCTTAAAATGTATTGGTTGTCAGTCAGCTTAAATGCGTGGATAGCTGTTCTGGATGCGAGCCAGCCATCATCGCCGCGCAGTAGTAATGGAATTGTTTGACCTCTGTTAATCAAACGTTCAATAGCTCCCGTGGCATTAATATCGCCATCAGTGTTAATTAAAATTGCTCGTTGTTTTCCGCGACAAATGTCGATCTTCTCGGATCCGTTTAAATATTTAGTGAGGGTGACATCCCTGATTTCTACAGGATTGATAATCAGGTTATCGATAGAATGCTTATTAGTTACGCGATGAGGGTTTTTATAAATAACCTCCCCGGCAATACTTCCATTAGCCATTAACCAGATAATGTCTTTTAAAGGATAATGGGTGCCATGTATTATTACGTGCTCTTCGCCTTCACGAATACGGATATATACTTCTGTCCCTTGCTCACCCATTCCTTTACGGGACTTACGCAATAATTTTCCGTCACGATATTCAAAAAGCTCATGACACTTGTGATACAGCCAAGCCTGATTGGTTTCGTCACCTGCGTGACCAGCCTCATTGATTATGTCAGCGAACGGCGTTACATCGCCATCAGCCACGGCTTTAAGCGCTGCGCGCATCACATCAGGAAAGAGCACATCTTTGCTTGTGATGCGCTCCTGCGCGCGTTGGTAAATATCTTCATCGCCACGGAACTGGATGACTCTTGGGTTTTTTTTCAT